AAAACCGAAGCAGGCAAAATCGTTGAGGTTGTTGCCGCCGCTGCTGCCCCTGCCGAAGAGGTAGCCGTTGCCGCTGAAATTGCACCCGACACCGCCGTTGAAATCGTGGAAGAAGTGAAGGAGGGCTACCCAACCGTTGACCCTGCCGTTGTTGAGGAAATCGTCAAAAAGCACCTTGTTGCTATCATGGAGGAACTCAAGGCCGCCTATGTAGAACTTGGCAAGATGAAGGACAAGATGACTGCTTTTGCATCGCAGATGGAAACCATGACCGACATCGTTGAGAAGGTTGCCGAACTACCTACCGAAGCCCCAAAGCCAACCGCCTCCGCAATCGTGGAGCAACGCAAAGCCTCTGCCCAGCAGAACTTTGCTGCCCTTGCTCAAACAATCCAAAATCTTAAAAAAACAAAATAAACCTTAACCCCTTAAACAAAAAGCTATGAGTTATTCACTCGGAACACTAACCACCTACACCGACCAAGAGCGGTTACCTCTCATCACCAAAGCGGTATTCTCCGCTCGTTCTGCTGCCTTGTTTACCAAGCAGGTAGGCATCAAATCAGCTGCTGCCCTTAACTTGATGGACACCGATGCCGCTATTGCCAGCGGCGCAGATTGCGGATGGACATCATCAGGCACAACCACCTTTAGCCAGCGCAACATCACCGTTGGTCGCATGAAAGTGCAAGAAGCCCTTTGCCCTCGCTCGCTTGAGCAATATTGGATGCAAACGCAGTTGACCGCTGGTTCAAATTACGAAGGCGTTCCATTTGAGCAAGCCTTTGCCGAGCAAAAAGCCTCTCGCATCGCCGAGGCTTTGGAGAATGCAATTTGGCAAGGCAACGCTTTCTTCAGCGGTGTCAATCAACTCCTCAACGCTGCATCAGGTAGCGTTGTTTCAGGCAACACCGCCGCCGTGTCTTCGATTACTACTTCCAACGTCATCAGTGTATTCGACACGATTTACAACCGCATTCCTCAAGCTATCCTTACCAAAAACGACCTTGTAATGTTCTGCGGTTGGGATACATTCCGCACCTTGATTGGTGGCTTAAAAGCCAGCAGCGCAGTGCTTTACAATCAAGTCGACCTTGCTGGCATGGCCGCAGGCGAGATGGTGTACCCCGGCACAAACATCAAAGTCATCGCCGTTCCCGGTTTGCTTACAACCAATCGCATCGTCTGCACTTACCTTGGCAATTTGTTCTATGGCACTGACTTGTTGAGCGATGAAGAGCAGTTCTCAATTTTCTACAGCCGTGACAACGATGAGGTAAGATTCCAAGCCTCCTTCAAAGCAGGCGTGCAAGTTGCTTACCCTGACTTGATTGTTGACTTCAAGCTGGCCTAATGTATAGGGGGGCGGGCAACTGCCCCCCGCTTTTTAGTATTAATATAACCCTCTAAAAATATACATATATGTCCTGCTCCCTTACTACGGGCTACGCCCTCGGATGCCGTGATTCAATCGGCGGCATCAAACGTGTTTACGTCCAAGCCTTTAACGCCACTGGCTCCGTTAATACAAACGGCAACGGATTGGTGACAGGTTTTACTGGTTATGCTGTCAGCGGTTTTTTTGAATACGACCTGACCAAGGCCACCTCGTCCATGACCGAAACGCTCAACGCATCGGTCGAGAATGGCACACTGTTCTACACCCCTGAAGTCACTTTTACGATTAACAAACTGCAAACCGCCGTACGCAATGAACTGCGCCTGCTTGCTCGCAATCGCTTGCTCGTTATCGTACAAGACAACAACAGCAGATATTGGGTTCTCGGTGCTGACAATGGCTTGGAAGCAACGGCTGGCACTGCTGGAACTGGCACTGCATTCGGTGACCGTTCGGGCTACGAGATGACCTTGTCGGGCATGGAAACCAACCCGATGCTCAACATTGCCGCTGCAACTTTTGCTGCGTCCGCAACGCAAATAACCGGTTCGTAATGTACCTTTGACCTGCGGGCCTCATACCCCGCTTGGTTTAGTGGAAGGGCTGCCTATAATGGGCGGCCCTTTTTTTGTACCTTTGACCCATGAGGATTTGCATCGTTTACAACGCCCACCCTACGGGGTGCAGCTTTTACCGCCTTGAGATGCCTAATGCCTACCTCGGCGACAATTACACGGAGTTTGACTACGTCTGCGTGGAAAACATTACCAACGTAAATGACGAGGACTTGCAGACCATTGACGTGTGGTTATTTAATCGCTTGTGGTGTCAAGGTACCTTAGAGCAAATTCGAAACGTTTACAAGGCTCTCACGGCGTTTGGAGCAAAAGTAATCTTGGACTTGGATGACTATTGGGTGCTGGAGAGCGGACATATCATGTACAGGCACTATTTGTCCACCAAGTTGGATGAGCAGATTCGGGAGCATATCCGACTTGCTGACCATGTGACCACCACCACCGAACACTTGGCGCAGAAGATTCGCCTGCTGAACAAGAATGTCACCATCCTGCCCAATGAACCATACGAGGCTTATCAGCAGTACTTGCCGAACCCAAGCGAAGAACCCGACCCGCACCTGTTCAAAGTCGGTTGGTTCGGCGGAGCGCAGCATCAGGAGGACATCGCACTGGTGGAGCATTCCTTTGGTTTGTTGGCGCATGATAAGTCGCTGGATGGCAAGTACAAGGTTTATCTTGGCGGATGGAACGAGAATCCTGTTTATGTGGACTACGAGCGAATGCTGTCCTGCAGCGGCAAGAATGCGAACTACGGTAGAATTCAAGCAGCTGACATCTACTCATACGTTGGCGGGTATAACTTTATCAACGCCACCATCGCACCGCTTCGGGATACCAAGTTCAACAAGTTGAAATCCGAACTGAAGGTGGTGGAGGCAGGGTGGATGGGCAAGGCCATTATCGCATCCGAAACCATACCCTATACCGACATTCTCGTACACGGCCACAACGGTCTGCTCATCCCTTACGGCAAAAAGGACGCTTGGTACAAGGCGGTGAGGAAGTTTGTAAACGAACCTGACTATGCCCGCTCCTTGGCCGTGCAGTTAAGCAAGGACGTGCGGGAACGCTTTGACATTGCCAAGACCGCAGAGCGCAGGGCAGAGTTATACCGCAGCATCGGGCGTAAATTGTGAAATTTCGAGGGTTGCTACATTTAGCAGTATAATGATTTACCTTACCGCCAGCAGCACCAATACCATTGTCGTAACGTGGACGCAAAGAGCCAGCAGCGGCAGCAAGTACATCCTGCGGCTGACAAGCATCGCCAAAAATATGGACACCGATTTTGAGATACTAAAATCTGCAAACCTATCCTCATACACCGACCGCTATGACAAATTTCAAATTGCCGTGGGAGCTATTGAAAAAGGCTCGTATAACTACGAGGTTTACGATACCAATACCACGGTTGCTGCGGCCGTTGCGGTGGTTGAAACGGGCTTGGCATTTGTACAAATAGCCACGACTGACATAAATGCTTATCAAAATACAATAACTTACAAAACCTTATGAGCATAAAGCAATCCTTTACCCAATGGCTTGGCATCGAGCATAAGGTACCTGTAATGCTGGAAAACAAGGCGGGCAAGTACATCACCTATGGTGCGTTCAACGAGTACCCATATTATCTCCTTGACAACTACCGCCGAAGCAGCAAGCACAATGCAATAGTTAACGGAAAAGTTAACTACATCGTGGGCGGTGGATGGCAGGCAGGCGACAAGATGACCGTAGAACAGCAAGCCCGTTACGCCAAGTTTTTTGACGGATTAAGCGAGCATGATGACCTGAACGACATTACCGAGAAGCTTGTCTTGGACTTGGAAATATTTAACGGCTTTGCGGTCTGCGTTCACTGGAATAAAATGGGAACCATTGCAAAAATGGAACACATACCCTTTGAGAAAATCCGAGTCGACAAAGAAGAGCGGATGTTTCAGGTAGCACAGTGGTACAACGATGATATGATTCAGCTATTCCCAAAGGTTGGAGATGTGGAGAAAATCCCTGCCTTTGACCCTGACAACCGCATCGGCAAGCAGTTATTCTATTACCGAGTGTATGCCGCAGGCGTAAAATCCTATCCCCTGCCCGAATACATGGGAGGCTTGGCATATATCGAAGCGGACTGTTCAATCGCAAATTTCCACAACAACAACCTACGCAACAACTTTTGGGGCGGCTATCTCATAAACTTCAACAACGGAATCCCGACCCCCGAAGAACAGGGCGACATCGAAAGGCAAATCAAGCGCAAGTTCAGCGGTACGGACAACGCTGGAAGGTTTGTGGTGACGTTTAACGATGACGTAACCAAGGCACCGACCCTTGAACCGCTCACACCGAGCGACATGGACAAGCAGTTTGACATTCTCAACAAAACAATCCAACAGGAAATCTTCATTTCGCACCGTGTGGTGAACCCCATGCTGTTCGGTGTGAAGACCGAAGGCCAACTTGGTGGCAGGCAGGAACTGGTGGAGGCTTACGAGTTATTTAAGGCAACATATGTCAACGACCGTGTGCGCAAAGTCGAGCGCATGATAAACTACTTGGGTTCGTTCAATGGCGTGGAGGGGATGGAACTGATTCCTGTGGAACCCATCACCGAGCGACTATCCGAGCAAGCCCTGCTGACCATCATGACCCCCGAAGAACTGCGGGAGAAGGCAGGGTTGCCGCCATTGGAAAAACAACCTGCTGACGTGGTTGGCTCAAATCCGCAACTCGATGAGGTTCCCCAAACCCCTGCGCAGTTAAGCAACGACAACATCAAGAAGCTGTCAGGCCGTGAGTACCAGAACCTCATGCGAATCGTTCGGCATTATGCACAGGACAAAATCACCCTTGACATGGCACGCACTATGCTTGCAGCGGGATTCGGATTGAGTGCCGAAGAAGTCAACACGCTGCTCGGAGTGCAGGAGCAGAAGTTTAGCAATCCCAACGAGCCTTGGTGGGGTGAGGAGGACGATGAGAGCGACATTGGTTGGGGCGATGAGGAGTTCAAGGTTTTGGAAATCGTTGCCAGCAAGTTTGGCAGCAATGCCGATGAGTATGTTGTCATGAATAGCAGGCCAATTCGGTTTGATTCCGATTTAGACACTCAAGTGCGACAAGCGTTTGCTGAACTTGGCGAGGAGGAGAAGGAACTCGATGACAAGATTGTGGCTTACCGCAAGAAAAACAAGGACGCAAGCGTGGAAGAGATGGCCAAGGAATTTGGCGTTAGCAAAGACAAAATCCGCAAGCGGGTTGCCTACCTAATGAAC